TGTGAGTGATTTTAAATGAAAAAAGTTTTTTGAAAATTAGGGTAGTTAGGTATTTAGGAAATACTTGGGTTGCAACAATACCACAATATTCTCAATACCAGTTAATTTAGATGTTGTAGAGCATCAGCCTACATACCAAGTATGATAGGTTCTATTAAAAATTGACCAAACCAAATGTCTCTTATGAGAAGGTTATAAAAGTAGGAAATGACTTTTATAGAATGAGGTTATAATTACCCTTAATAAAAGAGCCACTTAATTGTGGCTTTTTTTATTTTCTACCAATCTTGTATGTGGTAGTTTTATTAGGTCCTAATTTCTTCTTTATATACCCATGTGCTTCTTTAGATAGATAACTAATAACACCATCAGGTAGTGGTTGTTGAGGTGTAGTTAATACTCTACCCATCTTCTTTAATGCTTCTACTCTTGCACCTAATGTGACCCAACCTATTTGGAATCCATTCCTCATTGTTTTAATTAAACTATAATCATTTAGTAATTGTTGTGTTAATACTGGTGCTTTACTATTAGCATACTTAGATGCTTGTAATTTAAATTTGTTTGCTCTTTTTCTTTCACCATATGATTTACTATATGCTTTGAATGGTTTACCAAATACATCTTTAGCATCTTCAAAAATATGATCCCTATATCTATCTCTAACATTAGGTCCTATCTTTATAAAAAACATTTTATCAAGCATCACCTAACCTCTTTTCTGCTTGTTCTTGTTCATTAAATCCTAATCCCTCAGATGAAGCTATTTCCCATTTGTGTCTGCAATTAAATCCTCCACCATCTAATAATACACCATCACCAAATCTTGATCTTATTTCTTCTAATGTTAATGGTCCAGCAGATGCCATTTGTAAACATTCATCTCTTGTCTTTTCATCTACTGGTCCTATGTAAACATATTTAGTGGTTTTAGGAGCAATACTCATCATTTGGTTAGTTACTTGCCTTGAATAAGAATTAAGGCTTGTATTTATTAATGTTTGCATTTGTGAATTAGATATACTTGCATTAGTAACATTCTCTAATATCTGTGTTGTAGATAGTCCTGTTTGTAATCCTTTAATTACTTCTGTCCTTATGCTACCTGATATTGTTCTTATTATTGCATTGTCAAATAATTGTTCATTAAGTGATGCAAAAGTAGATAATGCTCTTGGATTTATATCTGCAAAGCCTATGGTAGATTCTAACACACCTCTGTGTGCATTAGCATATATAGATGTGGCTTTTTGTAGTTTGTTTTTAAGTGTTCCTTCAACATCAATAGATAATAAAGTATTAGCAAACTCTGTTATATCACCTATCTCTTCACCTATAAGATATAATGAAGCTATTAGTTCTGCTTTAGCCTTATCAACAAGACCAGCTATATTATTAGCAGACAAATCTATATCTCTTTGATTAGCCATTATTTAAGTAAGTCAGTTACTGATTTGTTTGATTGCCAAAACTTACAAGACCAGTATCTTGCTTTTGTTTTGTCTGTTGGTTTGTTAGAATCACACTTGTGTCTTGCTCTAAATGATTTTCTTTTAGCATCACTTGCTCTTTTAATAGATAAGTTAGGATCACCAAACATAACCTTCTTTACCTTATCACCTGACTTAACAAATACTTTAAACTTCTTTCTACCATATCCAGCTTCACCTTTAGTAATTCTTGAAGGTTTATCTAACTTAACTGACTTGCCTTGATACTCTGCCATTACTCTACTGGTCTTTGCAATGCTTGTAACAATGCAGATCCTGGTTCTTCTGTTTCTTCTTCTTCAAGCTCCATTTCTGTGTCTTGCTTTTCAAATAATATATCTAATGCTTCTTCTCTATCTAAATCAGGATTCTTTTGCATAAGTATATCTGCTTTATCTATAAGACCATGTGATAACTCCCATTCCCACTTTTCTCTTTGCTCTTTATCATTAAGAACTTCTACTGATTCACTAAAATCTACATCTTCTAAATCACCAGCATCTTTACCATCTTCTACTGCTATAATCCTTCTTTCAAGTTCAAATAGTTTAAACTCAACTTCTCTCCACCTTGTAACATCAGATTTTCTATCATCTGTTAGTTCAGTATTCCTTAGTTTTAAAGCTACACCTGAAGCAGCAGTAGTTCCTTCAACAAAAGATATAGGTAGATGGTAGTTCTGAGCCAACATCTTATAACTGCTTTGTATAGAAGAATCAAGTGCTGGAACTGCATTGGGAGGAGATACTATGCTGATACTACCATCTACACCTAAATAATTGATTTTGTCTTGACCAACAGAAATTTTATCTTGTGAATCAATACCTGCTCCATTAACAAACAGATAGCCAAATGATTGAAACATTATATTAGCATTTTTATTAGTTTCTGCTACATTAATAGCTAAGTTAGTTTGAATTAAATCTGTTGAAGCATTAGTATCTAAGTAATCTGTTTCAGGCTTACCATCTCTAAAACATTCTACAAAAGGTAATACACCATAAGGATTAACCATATCAGGATTATCATCTTCTGTATACATCTTTCCATTCTTATCAAATATAAAGTGATTCTCAGAATCCCAGTATGCAAATTGTTCAGGAGTGGTATCCAATACCTCTGCTTTTTGAGCAATAGGATAAACAATAGCATGAGGCTTAAGTGGATCAGTATCAAAGATTGGTTCATAATCCATAATAATATCATACTCTATACATTCACTTCCATCATCTTTAATTCTCCAGCAAGGCTTGATTAATACACCATCAAGTAGGTTAGTCATTCTTTCTAATCTTTGTAGTTTGTGGTCTTTACCACTAAAGTAATCAGTAATATCTTCTTTAGTATAGGTTCTAATAGGTGCTTCCATATATACAAGTGATATTCTGTTTATAATTCTTTTAGTAATATTAACATTACCAATAGGAACTTTAGATAAGGTAGATTCACTAAAATAATCATTTACATATTCTTTAGTGTGTCCTTTATAATAATCAAGTGCTTTATATCTTGATTGCTTCCACTTGTTCTTTCTTTGTTGATTAATGTCCCATTTACTCATTAAGACACTTAGTTCACCTATGTTTGGTATCATATCTTGCTCCTATTATCTATCTTGTGTTCCTATTACTGGTTTAACTACTGGAAATTCCCAATCTACACCATATCCAAAAGCATCAGACATGTGTGTTAATTCTTTATTACTTTTATCTATATCTCTGCTACCCTCTTTATTAGTAACCTTTTCTAAATCACCAATTAACATCTTACAAGATTTATCAATGATAATATTATCTTTTGATAAGTTGTTATTAACAGCATTTACTCTATTAACAACTCTTGGATTAATATGTTTTACCATTACCCTTATCCCATTTCTTCTAACTATATCTATATCTGAATATTGTGCTGATGAATGTCTTGAACTACCTGTTGCATCAGGATAAGCTATATATTGTTGATTAGGATACATTCTTCTTATTTCATCACACATTCTTTGTGTCATTAAATCTCCTTCACCTCTATGGTATAAGGCAATCTCTTTGACCACTCTAATGTAAGGCTTTTGTTTGTACACTTGGAAGATAACTGCTGATAATGGATCAACATTCCAGTCCATTCCAATTCTGATGGGCAATCTACTGTTATAGGATACTTCACCTGTGTGCTGTTCTCTATTGAAAGCATAATAAGTTGCTCCTCTACTTAAATTAACAAACTGACCTTCCATATATGCTTGTAGCATCTTTTCATCATAGTTGCTTTCAAGCAGTTTAATGTAATTCTCTGGTAAGTATGTATTATCTCTTGTTTTACCATGAATTAACATTCTATCATCATTATTATCTTCTACAAATATCTTATGGCAATAGTGATAACCTTCAGGAGTAGATACAATAAACATCTGACAATCATTTGCACCTCTCATTCTACCTATTGCTTTTTTAAATGCTATATCACAATTCTTATATGATTCTACATCAAACTCATCAAAACCTATATAGTTTAACTCTGCTCCAATAATCCTTTGTGGCTTTTGTAACTGGTATATCTTAATAGTTCCATAAGGTGTTGTAAACTTATGCTTTGCTATATTGTATTGGTAATATATACCTTTAGCTTCAAGTAGTTCTTTAAATGGATTAACAAATAGTTCATCTGCTAAATCATAGGTAGGATATATAATCCAACCATTAGAAACACCTTTGCTATTCTTTTTTGTTATATGTGATACAAACACTTTTCTTAAAAAGATATGTGTTTTACCTGATCCAAAACCTGCTATTAAACCAGTAATAGGTTTCTTTGATGTCAAAAAACTCCATTGATGAGGAAAGTAATCTTTCTTGTGTAAAGTTAGATTAGAGTTCATCAAAATTAATGTCAGTTATAGGCTTAGATATTTCAACTTCTTGTTTCTCTGTGTATCCTCTTTTCTTTCCTCTACACTTTAAAAAGAATATAATAGCTGTTATATCACCTTTTTTAATCTTATTTAATAACTGATTTTCTGCAAGATCTATCAAGCCTTCTTTAACATTATCACATTGTTCACTAAATGATTCATCTTCAATCCATCTGTAATAAGTTTGTCTTGAAATATTAGCTTGTTTACAGGCTTCTGATATATTACCAAGATTCAACTCTAAGCCTTGTAAGAACAATTCTTTTTTAGTTGGTTTTGTAACCTTTGTTACTTCAGAATCCTTATTTTCTATATTTTTATCCATATTATGATATTGTAATATAACATACTAATTCATTTAAAAAAGTTAAAATATTGTCTTTCTAATGATTTCTTATACTTAACTGCTTCTTTCTTAGTTAAGAACTTCTTACCATTTACTATGTATATAAATCCTAATTCTTGTTTAATGTCCTTGTTCATACAAATAAATTAGTTTGACCTACCCTCCTATTTGCTATTTCTATATATTCAGGATTTAATTCTATTCCTACCCAATGCCTATGCAATTCTTGTGCTGCAAGTCCAGTTGTTCCACTACCAAAGAAAGGATCTAACACTATTCCACCTTCAGGACAACCAGCTTTAATACAAGTTATTGGTAGTTCTATTGGAAATGTTGCAAAGTGTGCTTCTCTATATGGTTTAGTTGTTATAGTCCATACACTTCTTTTGTTTCTCATTCCATCAGGAGAAAACACTTTATTAACATCAGAAACATTTTGACTTGAATTTTTATTTGTATTATCTTTTGTAATTATATTTCCCCTTGAATGTGGCTCTGATATTGCTTTTTCTTTTATAGCATCTATATCATAAAAGTATTTAGGTGATTTAGTTAATAAGAATATATACTCATGTGATTTAGTGCATCTGTCTTGCACACTTTCAGGCATAGGATTAGGTTTATGCCATATAATATCTTGCCTTAAATACCAACCATCTGATTGTAATGCAAATGCTACTCTAAATGGTATTCCAGCTAAACTTTTATTATAGTAACTATCTCCTAAATTAAGCCAAACTGATCCTGATGATTTTAATACTCTTTTAACTTCACTAAATACTTTAACAAGATTATCAACAAATTCTTCAGGTGTTTCTTCTAATCCTAATTGTTCTTCTTCATTGTAATCTCTTAATCCCCAATAAGGTGGACTTGTTACTACACAATCTATTGATTCATCATGAAAATCTTTTAATACTTCTATGCAATTCCCTTGATATATTTTCTCTGTTTTCATTGTTTCTCCTTTACTCACTTTGTTTTTTAAAACCTTCATATTATTATCTCTGTATAAGATTCTTTATCATCATATTCTTTTGTTGCTCTAAGTTCTATTACTTGGCTATCATCTAAATAAACTACCTTATTCATACAATCCATATAGAACTTAACAAAATTATCTACATCAGGTCTTTTTGTATGATATACTGGTGCTGTTTTTTTCAATTCATCAGAATATTTACCTGTTCTAAAATGTGCTTTTGGTCTTTTTATATGAAACACAAACTTAATCTTTAAAGCATCTGTATATGGTTTACCAGTAAACTGCTCTTTTATTTGTTGTATTGCTATCTTCTTATCTTTGCTTGATGGATCATATACAAACCCCCTGGCATATCTATGCCTCTTCTGTGCTATGCAGTTATCTATTCTTAATTTCATAATTAAAATATCATATCATTTATCTCATTACCCCAACTATCCCAACCCTCTCTTTTATTTCTTGCAAATAATTCTAAATATTTACCATAGGATACTCTTTCAATATAATCATACATCTTATCAGGCTTTTTTGAATGTTCTAATCTTTTTGCATTAATTAAAGTAGTGCCTTGTTGTCTTTTACCATCTTTTAGTTTATAAGGTAACCTGCCTTTAACACCAAATAAGCAATGCTCTGTTTGTCCTCTAAAATATTGCCCTAATCCAAATCTATCTTTTGCCCAAGTAATTGTAGTAACATATCTAAAACCCCAACTATCCATAACCTTTAATCCATCTATTAAAAAATTATTAGTAACCCATAAATATAAATGTGCATTTTCTTCAGAAACTTTATTAATAATATCTTTCATTTTTATAATATCTTTAGTTTTCATTACTGGATAATGTTTATCTGCTCCTCTTTTAATTTTACCACCACCTACTTCACTCCAAGCTGGATCAGCATATATTGTTTTATATTTCATAATCTCCTTAAAGGTTATGGCTGCCTATATAGTGTGAGTATGGAGAAACATATAGGGATAGTATATGTTTGATAGACAGCCATAGGTTTATGTTCTTTTTTTCAAGAACCTGTTATTTCTATAATCCACATCATTTTTATTTTTAATTTGCCCTACATACATTTTAAATAATTTCTTCCAAAAACCCTTTTTCTTCATCAATTTTTTTAAACTTCCTTTAGTATCTAAAGTCCTTGATACTCTTTTAAATTTTTTCCAATCAACATCATAATAACTATTATTAATTCTCATTCTAATCCCAATGCCTTTCTTCTTTCCTTTTCATCAGCAACATTTTTTTCTGCATCTCTAAATCTTTTTTGTTGTTCTTGATAATCTGCTTCTATTCTTGCTTCTCTTTTAGCAATATCTTCATCAGATGCAGGTTGAAATTTCATATTACTATTGAACTTTTTTGAATTAGAGATCCAAGTAGCCATTCTTCTTTTGATATTAAAAATCTTCTGAAATTCATATCTACACTTAGAATTTTTACCACTATTATGTTCACTCCAGTATGATATAAAATCTTCTAAATCTTTAGCTGGAACATTCATATCCTTAACCTCTGCTTGAACTCTATCAGCAAAGTTTTTTAATTTATCTTCAATATTAACAGATTCTTTATCATTTATAACAGAATCTTTATCTATATCAATACTATACTTATCCAATTCCTTTATTACTGAAGCATGAACTCTTACTGCTGGATTTAATGGTAAACCATATTGAAAATCTATAAATGCTGGTAAGAACCACTTGCTATCACCTAAATCAACTATATGTTTTTCAAATGATTTTTTAACCTCATCTAAAGTATAATCATCACCTATTTTAAAACTCATTAAAGGTATGTCTACTTCATATATACCTGCATGTGAGCAATTAGTCAGTAAATAAAACCAAGCTAATTTTAATTTAGGTTCTAATTCCCTGAAATTCTTTTTATTCCATATATCACAATCCATAAATCTTTTCTTTGCCATATGTTTCTCCTTTTATTATCACTACTATCCCTAATTAGTATTATTATTAATATATAAAATTATAGCTTTATCTACAACACTTGATATTGTTTGATCACTTGATGCACAAAACATTCTTAGCTTTTGATGTGTTGTTCTACTAAGCTGCACACTTTTGTTTATTTCTTTATTTTTAATCTTCATCACTCCAGTAACTCCTATATTCTTTTAACATTTCTCTTTTCTTTTTAGCATATTCCAATGCTTCTTTTCTCTTACAGAGCCTACAAATGTTTTGAAAACCACCATAAGCACCATTTCTAACAAGATACTTTTTAGGTATCTCTTTTTTACAAGTCCTACATACTTTCACAAATATCCTTAAATGGAATAACCCAACATTTCTTCCAGCTATCATGATGTTTATCTACTTTAAAGTTATTGCTTTTAATTAGATTATCTAATTTTTTAAAAGATATTTTAATTCCACCATTATGTTTAAAAGAATGTATATAGAAAAATAAATTATACATCTTATCCCATTTTCTATATTCTTCAAAATCTACTTGTTTTAGCCACAGATCCATACTACAAGATTTAACTTCTACTAATTCAAATATTTTATTAAACAATATAAAGAAATCAGGTGTATTTCTAATAAATGCTGGTATATGCTTCATATTAGACTTTTGTTCTTCATTTGGTGAAAAACTATGAATCCCATATTTATAAATAATGCCACCCTTATCCATATATTTATAGTTAAATTCTCTATAAAAAATATCTTCAGCTTTATTCTGATCTGCCATTCTTGTTTCTATGTCTTGATGTCTATTTGCCATTGTAATACCTCCAGTATTCTACAATCAAATTAAACAACACTTCAAGCCACATTAAAAAACCAAAAAATAATAAGAAATATAAAATAAAATCAAATATCATTATTTGCTCCTTCTTTTAAGTTCTTTAGTTGCTAACTCCCTTTGCCATTGAACTTTGCTGCTTGTAGATACCCATTTAATCCAACTATCATCTAAAATATCAAGCCATTTAACATCTTTATATTTACCAAATCTACAAACCTCTTGTCCAGTCCATTCATCATCATCAGTTTCATCATCACCTAATGGAATACCACCTAAATCATTAACTGCTGAATCATAAGCTGGGTTAGGAACTTCTTGGTCTTTTAAATTAACTGGTGGTATAGTTTTAGGCTTATCTTTTTGTTGTTCTACTGCATTTGCTACTTCATTATAACTTGCAATAGATGTATCTATACCAATTCCTAACATTCCTAATGCTCTACCACATGAACTTGTTTCACAATTTTCAAGTGCTGATGTTTTATTAATAAATGTAGAATCTTCTTTTTCATAAGCAATCCCAGTAAAACATCTATCAGAATTTTTAACATCAGGAATAACAGTAGTTTTAGTAATAAATCTATCTGTCATTTCAATTAACTCTGTTGTTATTGATCCATTTGGATAATCTTTATGAAATTGTTTTACTCTTTCATTTACCTCAATATAATCTTTACCCTTTATTTGTATTTTTTTCATTATTTTATCTCCTCTTGATATTTAATTAATTGATATTCTTTATATTCTTTTTGATACTTATGTGGTGACATAACTATATCTATTATGCTCTCAGTAGTATCAAATTCTTCCAAATGTTCATTCCCATATACTTCCTTATACCATTGTAAAAAGAAGCCAAAATCATCATTATTTAAATCTATTTCTTTATTTGCCATTGTTTGTTTCTCCTTTATCCCTTTTTATTTTCTATACAATTCCATTTTGTATATTCATAATCAATTTTACATATATTAGATATATCACTTGATGATAAATCTCCACAAATATCAACATACCACTTTCTGTTCTTTATCATTAAACTTAATACATATTTAAAATCAGAAAAATTATATATAAGTAAAAAATCTTCAGCAACAAAAAAGGGAAGGTTAAAGCATATTTGCCCATTGTGTGAAATTATATCATGAACTTTCTCTAAAGTATCTAATTTGCTATTATTTAAATTTTTAATTTTCATTTGTTTCTCCTATCCCTTTTTATTTAATCTATTCTTGCAAATTCTTTTAAAGTAGATATTATATCTTTGTATAAATTATATTGTTTTCTACTTGGTTGATTTAATGGTCTTGGTAATTCATTTATTTTAGTATTTAATAAATCAATCATTTGAAATGCTTTATCTTTATCTGTTATTGTCATTTGTTTCTTCATTGTTATTTTTGAAACTTTTTTCTTTGGTGTTTTAGGTGATTTTCCACCTGGTGTGTAATTAGGGTCATTGTCTAAATAATTTGAACTTGTTCTTTCCATTGCTTCTCCATAGTTATTTTTAAAATAATTGATTAACTCACTTAATCATACTATAAATATATAAAATAATAATAATATAAACCAAATGTTTTTTTATTTTTTTTTATTTATAGAAAAGAAAAACCCTCAATTAAGAGGGTTTCACTTACTCTGTATGATGAGGATAAGGGTATTTACCAGAGATTAAACTTGTTCTTCTAATGTTAGTTTGTAATTAATAAACTTAGGGTTTGTTTGTGTTACTTGATAATCAGATATTCTAACTATTGCCCATTGGTCTGAGTTTGTAGAATCAGATATATTTATCACTAATGGCAAATGTCCTCCCATAGTCATCTTAATTACTGATGTATAGAAATCTGTGCTGTTATTAGTATCATATAGGCTTGAATCATCTGCTCCAGTAGAATATTCACTCTGACTATCTTGTGTCCAATTATTGCTATTTAACATATTATTCTGTGCCATCATCTTGCTATCTTGTAAAAAGCTAAAATTAACATTCCAAGTTCTAATACCATTTCTTGAATTTGTAGGCTCATTTCTTGTATCTGAAGCA